ATACACTTGTCCTTGTGGTTGATCAGCATGTTGAGCTGCTTCTTTTAATGAAGCGCTATGCTTAGTCCAGAAGAATTTTTTGCAGTCGCCCTGAGGCAATTCAGCGTAGCCAGTTTGCAAAGCTTCTGTACCTTCCATGGCCAAAGCGCGCATGTTGTCTAAATGTTGCTGCTCATAAGCTTCATAACCTTGAGGAAGATCTGAACTAACGGTCTGAACGGTAGGGATATGACAATCATCAATACGACGAGCTTCGTCTTCGTCATAAATACCTGAGAATCCAAAAGCAACACGGGCACATTGAATTAAAGCCTTATGACGTAGCATCCGTTTTGGGTATTTTTTCCAAGGTTCTGAATTACCCTGACATTCAGACAAGTATTCAGTTACAACAGTAGGGTGGTTACGGTCTTTACGGAAAATCTTGCATGTGCATGACTCGTCGTCTTGTTCAAACTGGATACCATCACATACAGGATTGTCATTAATAATGCGCGCCCACCCATCAATACCAACAACTGGTGTGATGCCCCCACCTTTGGCAGGGAATGCATAAATTTCTTTTGTAAAAGGGTTTAGCTTGTACTGGTTTGCAACAATTAATAGAGAGAGAAATTCATCATTTGTTGCTTTCTTAAATACTGTATTAACAAGAGTATTTGCTAACTCAGCAGGATCAACATCTTGCATATTAAAAGCTGATGCAATCTTGCTAACTTGCGACAAAACAATATTACTCATCTTCTAATCCTCAAAATTTAATAGATACGTGTGGAACTAAGCCTTTATTGATTGCCTGCAAAATCTCTTTGCTTTTTGCTTCATCAATACCCAAAGCCAATAAACCTTTAAGTGCTTCATTACAGATTTTTTTACGGTGTGCTTGGTTAGCTTGGCGCGCTTCTTCTGCTTGGAGTTCTGCCTCTAGCTTTGCTGCTTGCTCAGCTTCAATACGTTTGCGTTCTGCTTCTGCTGCATGTTGTGCGCGTAACTCAGCAGCTTCTTTTTCAGCAACTAAACGAGCTTCACGTTCAGCGGCTTCACGTTTTTCACGCTCTGCTTTTGCAATAGCTTCTTGTTTTTCACGCTCTACACGTTCAGCTTCTTCTTTGGCTTTACGTTCAGCTTCAAGGCGGGCTTTTTCAGCAGCTTCATGTGCAATGCGTTCTTCATGTTCTCGTTGTAAACGCTCTTGCTCAGCTTTGCGTAAGCGTTCAAGTTCGGCAGATTCAGCTTCGAATTTTTCACGATCCACAAGGGCAGTGCGTAACTTGTCTAAAGTCTCAAGTTTTGCTAGTTTGGCCTCTTGCTCGTATTCCTCAAATGAAGTATCTACTTCAAAACCTTCAAGCTCTAAGATGCGACTTTTAATTTCAATAGACTCTTGATAAGGAGTACGCTCGTCATGAAGGCTTTTAATTGCACGAATATTTGCTTGATGTTTTTCAACACGATCTTTCTCAGCTTGTTCCCAAGCATCGCGTGGTGCCAAAACCTCATTGCGCAATAAATCAAGCTTCTTAACAATTGAGATTCGATCATCATCAATCACTTTGATTTGGGCTTTTTGTTCAGCTACTAATTCTTTGCCGCATTTCTCAATAAGTGTTTTTGACTTACTGATTTTTAACGCAAGCGAACCAATCGCATCACGGCCTTTTTTAGTGCTTACATCTGGCACATGAGAACAAACTTCTTGAGCAATGCGCTCATACAATTCATCTGTACCGCCACGTTTAGCGAAAGCCGCTACAATTACGTTGTGTTCTAATACTTGTAATTCATTAACTTGTGTATTTACTGGCGCATTCATAATCTTCTCCTAATTCTTTTCTACTGGGCGTTGTTCTAATGACAATCCCCAATCTGAAATTGTTTTTCGTGGTTTATTGCCAAAGAAGTGAAGGTACTCATTTGCTGGAAGCCACTTCCCGTAAGTCATTGGCACAGGCGGAACATCAAATCCAAAAATGTCACCATTTGAATCTTGCGCAATGAATTGAACTTCTTCGGGTGCATCCGACCAATCGTATTTAGTCTCCATCACCCACCTCTCAACTCTTCATCAGCCAACTCTTCGGCGTAGTATTTAAGCTGCTCGTTTAAGCTGTTTACTTGTGCTTCTGTGAGCTTGAAACGTAGTCCTGTAGGTGACTCTATGCCGTCTTTATCTACGACTACTGCATGAGTTCTTGTGTCTACTGAAAGCACTTCATATTGCTGATCACGAGCACATTCACTGAACTGGTCATTTACTTCACGAGTATCAAAAGATGATTCAGCTTTGATCTGGCAATTAAGGACATTGCAACCCCAAGTAAGGTCGAAATAAACCGTTTCGCCTTCTACTTGAATGTCACTAGACAAATCCAAGTAAGGAAAGCTAGGGCAGAGCAACTCAGGTTTAGCGAACATATTCATGAGTTAGTACCTCGTATCTTTCTGAGTTGCTCTACAACTTGCTTGATCTCGTCCTCAGTTTTCCAAATACCAATAAATTCATTTCCTTTATCGCCATGAACTTCATAGAAATAACGACGGTATCCATCTGTTTTTCCATCATCTAAGATGTAAACATGACAATCTTCTTCTGGCTCAAAAGGCTTCGGCAGCTCCAACTCAAGCTTGATGGTTTGCGGTTTGAGGCGGAAGCTATATGTTCCAGACTTTAAGTCTTCTACTGACCAGTCCTCATCATTAAAAGGACGCCAATTGCAGCTACCATCCACCCATCTGTATTCAACTTCTTGGTCGTCAAGTGCAGCAATCATTGCCTCAGCCCCGCTAATCAAGCCTTGGGCTTTTAACTTGCTTTGTGCAACAAGGTCACGGAGTTGGGGAAGGGTGAGTTCTTTAAATCCTTCTAATAGTGAAACTGAATCAAATCCTGTGCTGTACCAGTAATCCTCTCCACTATCTGTTGTTGCAATCCATCTTGGATAACCAGCAGGAACAAAACATTCTTTTTTGTAGCCCAACTCAAAAAACAACTCCTGAGCCTCTTTGCTCTCAGCTTCATCTTTAACTTTGATTTTGTAGTTATCCATGAGAGTTACCCCCAATACTTCGCAGCTAATAAGCCACCTAAAATGGCGCCCATTAGGAAAGGAGAGAACAAAAGCACCAGGAGCGCCCAATCTTTAATATCTGCAATGTGCTGGGCATATATAGATGTAGATTGCTCAGCCTTAGTCGGCTCACGATATAGAATTTGACTAGTTTGTGATTTTTGATTCATAATCTTCTCACTCATTGAGTAAAAGTCCCGTCGGTCAGATGTCAGGGACTTTTTTGTTATCTGGTGAGATAATAGTAAACGTGGTGTTTACTGTAGTCAAGAAGAAAAGCAAACAAATGTTTATTATTTTGTTTTCTTGTTTCTAAACATAGACATAAAAAAAGACCGCATTAAGCGGCCCATTTGAAACACTATGTTTATTTGTTTATGGAAGTGAGTTTTGTACGTTAAACGCGTAAGCAACTACACAAAATTCCTGATCCATGATTTCTTCGGCTGTAAGATACTCGTCAGGGTACTCTTCCTTGTTTTCGCTAACTATCTTTACGCCTCCTTTCGGCAATCTATACAAATACTTAAACTTAAATAAACCCCCATGATTGATAGCATAAATTTTGCCGTCAATGATATTGGTTCTGCCCACATCCACATAAACAGTTGCGCCATTATTGATTACTGGTGACATTGAATTACCAAATGCAGTAAGTGCATATGCATTTGACGCTTCTACCCCGTATTGCCTTAAAGTCGCTTTGCTTAGTCTTAATTTTCTTGTTTCATTGCCGACCATTTCAGCTAAAGACCCCGAACCGCACGATACTAAAACTTCTTTATAAAAAGGTATTTCTACTTCGTCATTATCTACTGGTGTGTCTGAATCCCACTCTACTACTTTAGTGATATTGCTTTCTTCTTTTTTACCTTCCCCAGTAAGAATCCAGTTTGCTGCAACGCCAAATCTAGCGGCAGCTTTTAAAGCACCTGCTTTAGAAACCCCACGTTTCTTCCAATTCGTGATGGTCTGAGGAAATTCATCAATAGCTTTAGCGGTCTCTTCTTGTGACATGCCACTTGCTTGTAAAAGTCGTTCCACCGATGGGTGAGTAGGCTTCTCTTGTTTCATCACAGTATCCAGGGTTTCCATTAAACACATTATCCAAAAAAGTAAACACTTTGTGTTAAACAAATGATTTGACAATAGGAAACATGATGTTTACTATGCACTAAACATATGTTTACTTGAGGCGACCATGTCAATTGAAGCTGACAAAGAAATTCTCTTGAAGCTTGGTGGCTCTACAAAAGTGGCAGAGCTGCTTGGCTTCAAAGATAAGCAACGTGTCCAGAACTGGATGAAGCGTGGAATACCCGCAAAGATCAAATTGCAGTACCCACACATTTTTTTAAACCCAAATATTCAAAGTCATAACGCTGCATAGGAATCACCATGAGCAAATTATCTAATGACTTATCTGCAAGAGCCAGAAATACAAGAGCTTTAGTAATGCAGGCTCTTGCATCAAAAAATAATGGCGAAATTGCGGACAGACTCGGAGTAGATGCGAGCACCTTATCAAGAATGAAAAATGATAAGAAATCCAATGGCTTGAGTGAGATTGAGAACGCTTGTGCATTATTGGATGCGCTTGGATTAAAAGTTATTCCAGAAAATTACGAATGCTATGACCGTCAATTTGTTGAGTCTATTTTCTTTTTAGCTCGTCTTTCTATGGCTAGAGCTTCTGACATCAACGATTACCAACATACAGATTTATCTAAGCGTTTATCAGAGCTTGGATATTAAAAAACCGCTTCCTGCGCGAACAGGTTAGCGGTCCAGTTATTCATTACAGGAGCAATGAATGAAAACAAATTTAGCACATAAGCAGGAGGAGGACAACGTTATTACGTTGCACCCATCTACTGCTAAGAAAAAAGAGCGACAAGCCATGTCTGAGAAATTCGACAAAGGCTACGTTATGTCTAGTCGGCTTTATCGGAATGAAGTTAAGCCATTTCTTGGTGATGCTGCTCGTAACGTTTATGCCGAGCTAGAGGAATATATTAGCGGGTTTAACAAGGAATCTGACTTTGTTAGCTACTCACAGTTGCAAGGTAGAAAAATTGAAGGCCTTGAGGAGCATGTGCGTAAATTAAGCACAGCTACAGTTCGTGCAGGATTAAAGCAGTTAATTGAGTACGGTGTTATCTCTATTGTTGCAACCAATCCAAAGCTAGGAAACAAGTACAAATTAAATGAGATTTCGCTTGTTGAGCACTTTAGTAATAAAAGCACTTTAGAAACTAAAGCACTTCAGAAACTAAATAGCACCACTTTAGAAACTAAAGCGCAAGGTACTTTAGAAACTAAAGACACAATAGATATTATTTATAGATATTTAATTATAGATAATTTATTTAACTCGCTTCGCTCAAACAAACCACTTGAAGCTAGTTTTTATGTTTATCAAGAAACTCAAAAACAGATCATTCTTGAACAACAAAAATTAGAAGCTGAACAAAAGGCGAAAGCTGAAAAAGAGCGTAAAGATAAAGTACGCAAACTTAGTTTTGATGAAGTTATCAAGCTCACTAAAAACACTTTTGCAAATCTTTGTGATTTAGAGCTATGGGAACAATACGTAGCTAATCGCTCTCAACAAGCTAAATCTAAATTAACCAAGAACGCTCTTAACACAATCTACAAAGATTTTCTTCAGTGGGGTTATGAAGGTTCAAATCAATCTCTCAAAACTTCAATCACTGGTAACTACCAAGGCTTATTCGCGCCAAAGCAGTCAGCTAGTACATACCAATCTAAAGCAAGCCAACAAGCTCAAACCATGAAGAAACATGATGATTTCTTTGCTCAGTTTGGTATTGGAGCGAATAACGAGCTGGTTGATGTATTCCCAGACCAAACCTTGTTGGAGGTCAAGTAATGAATCAATTCACTTTGCAAGATGCAGCTCGTCTGCTCAATAAAATGAAAGCGTTCTATGGGAAAAAGTATGCAGATCAATGGGGTGAGATTGATGCTCAAGAAATCGCAGCAGCAATGGTTGAATGCTATCAAGGCTTAACCACTGAAGATTTCAAACGCGGTGTGAATCGCATGATGAAATCAACATTCTGTCCAACAGTGCCAGAGTTTCGCTCATGGTGTGAGCCTAAAGCATCAGATTGGTTAGATGCTCATGAAGCTTGGGCAATTGCTAAGAACTCAATTGAGTACGGTACAGGTCGTGAAATGACTGTGGTGTGGACTGAGCAAGCAGCTAAAGCATTCGAGAAGTGTGCTGACTTGGTTGCTACTGGTGACAAGTTCCAATTGGCAGAAGCTAAGAAGATCTTTGTGTCTATCTACGAGCGCTTAGTGACAGAGGCAAAAGATCAAGGCTTAAAACCAGTTTACAACGTGAGCTTAGGTGTAGATCCAGACCAACGCATTACAGCTATCAAACAAGCCGAAGTGGCAGGGTTCCTTTCTACTCAAGAAACACAGCTTCAACTTGAGCACAAGCAAACCAAGGAAGAGCAGCAAGCAGATAACGAGCGATACAAAACGATTGCACAGAAAGCAATTGCGGAGTTACGCGAAAAACTAAAGATCCAAGCGCCAGTCAACAAAATGGCTGAGGAAATCAAGGAAGTTCAAGAATGGGAATTGAAGCCAGACTCAGAATATTGGGCAGACCCATTTGATCAAAAAGAACAGTACATCGAGAGCTTAAGAGCAGAAGGCAAGCCAGTACCTTTTGCATTACGAGGTGCAGCATGAAATCAGTTAAGAAAAGCTTAGTTGCTGAATGGGAAATCATTTCAATGGCTGAATGGCTGGAAAGTTTAGGGAGAGAGCCAACCGATCAGGAGCTTATTGAAACTTACAAGGGAACCTTCTTCCCACTGTACCTAACCCGTCGTGTTGATAAGAAACAAATCTGGTCTTTAACCATTACGACCACGTTGCATGGTGATGATGGAACTGTTTCAGAGTGTGAGATGGAATGGAAATTTAACAAACCAATGTCGATGAATGAAGTCCTAAACGGTGCTAAGCACATCAAAGTTCAAGATGGAAATTTCACAAAGCGCTGGGAAGGTGTCACTAAGCAATGGCTTCGAGAAATGGATAAGGATTATGACGATTCATTCAAGGCTGTCAAAGCGGTAGCTATTGCACGTTGTACAGCTATGGTTAAGCAGGTCAATGGCGCAGCAAAGTTACTCAATAGTTTGATTTGTCATCTGGAGAAGGTCGCATGAGTATTTATCAGAAAGTAATGGAATCTAAGCAACTAGCATCTGAAGTTCATGAATACTTGGCTTCTGGTGGTCAAATTAAAACTTATCAAGGATGTGTATTTACACACAAACCAGAGCACACAACACGCTTTTTAGCAAAAAAAGCTTCTCCAATTGAGAAGTTCAGAATTTTTAGATGGGTTTTGCAAGAGGAAGAAATCGGCACTCGCAGAAAACAACTTGCAGAAGAAACAGGAATTTCAATTAAACGGATTAGATCGATTGTTGGTGAAAATTCACCTTCACATATGACACGTGAAGAATATCGATTACTGATTGCCGCAATTAAAAGAATAGAGAACGGGGCTAAATCATGAGAATGACTGAGCAACAGCTAGAAGCAATTCAAAACAAGCGAAATAACGCAGAAAAACGCGCACTACAGCTCGATAAAGGCAAAAGTGATGCAAGGGTACTAGGAAGATTGAAACAAGGCGCTATGAACAAAACAGAGCGCAAATATAACGACTACCTAGAAAGCAAAAAAATGAAAGGTGAAATCCTTTGGTTCAAGTTTGATTGTATCAACCTACGTTTGGCTGAAAAGACGTTCTATAAGCCTGATTTTTTCGTGCTTACAAGTGATTTTGAATTGCAAGTGCATGAGGTGAAAGGCCACTGGGAAGATGATGCGCTAGTCAAGATCAAGGTAGCTGCTGAATTGTATCCATTTTCATTTAAATCTGTGCATTGGAATACGAAAAACAATGCATGGGATGTAAGACATTTTTAGGAGCGTGAGAGGTGAATATGCGTGTTGATAGTACAGCTTTTACAGACAACCCTCGCGCACGCGCGCGTTTTCTCGAAACAAAGAAAAAAGCTAAAGAATTCCTGCGCCAACGCCGAGGCTATAAACGCCCAGACTTCAATCGCATGATTCTAGATTTACGCAACCTTGGATGGTCACACGAAAAGATTGCTTACGTCCTTGATGTGTCAGGTGGCAGTACTGTTTCTTCTTGGTCTACTGGATCCATTCCAGAGTACATACACGGTGAGCAATTCATCATGTTGTGGCAAGAACAAACAGGTATTGAACGCGTACCACGTGAAGGCGAATGGCAAACATATAAATACGATATTGGGCAGCTTGATCTACTTGAAACGTTAGACGTATTCGCTGCTCAGTTAGATGAGGAATTACAACAATGAAACCAGAACAGTTTATTCGTGAGTGCGAATCAATATACGGAGGCGGTGAATGAACACAATGGCGCAAAGCAAGCTGTTTGGTCTTGCTGAAAATAGAACGGATGTATGGTCAACGCCGCAAGATTTTTTCGAAAAATTGGATCGAGTATTTAACTTTGATTTAGACGTTTGTGCTCTGCCTGAAAATGCTAAATGTGAACGTTATTTTACACCTGAAATTGATGGTCTAAAGCAAGAGTGGACTGGGACATGCTGGATGAATCCACCTTACGGCAAAGAAATCATCGATTGGGTTGCTAAGGCAGCGGAAACAGCAAGTAAAGGGCATACGGTAGTTGCACTCGTTCCAGTAAGAACTGATGCCCGATGGTTTCAAGATTACTGCTTAGGAAGAGAAATTCATTTTATTCGTGGACGCCTAAAGTTTGGTGGTTCTTCATCTAATGCACCATTCGGTTGTTGTGTTGTCGTATTCCGTCCAAGCCTTAAAGATGTTCAGTGGGACAAAGGAGCCAGTCATGAGTGAGTTTAAAGAATGTCAAAACCATTTCTGGTCTCAAAACAATCAGGATGGCACAGGTAAATGCTGCATCCGTTGCGGCCTAGCTGAAAATGATTTGTATCCAGTTGAAGAAATAGCAGCAGGCCACCGCATTGATAAACCCTCGGATTCGAGGGAATTAGAAACCCTAGACAAACCAGAAAACCACATTTCGCCGAATTGCAAAGTGGAGGATGTGTGATGGATAAACCAATGACATTTATTGAGTGGTGCGCTAGTAAAGGAGTAATTCCATATTCACTTGGTATAGAAGCGGCATATGAAGCTGGTCAGCAGTCGCAGCAATCGAAAGTGGAGGAGCTGCAACGCAGAAATCAGATGCTTAACGACAACATAAAAGAGCAAGGTCAAAAGCTCGTTTATCAAAACGAAGTGATTGAAACACAAGCTGAAAAACTGCTTGGTTTAAGAGATGAGAAAGCAGAGCTGCAAAAGCGGGTGGATGCGGCAATTAAATGCGCTGATCTTAATTTTTGGAATGCAAATACGGTTAAGGCGATGGTTGAAGCGCTCAAGGGGGAAGGATGAAAGACTTTGCGATAGCAATCATCTACGGTGTAGCGCTATTCGTATCAATTAAGTATGCATGGCGTTGGTACAACGGTGAGCTTTCAACACCTGCAATTATGGAGTGGTTTGGCAGAGGATTCTTTTTTGCTTGGGGCGTGATAGCGGCAACATTAACTGTGTTTTTGATTATTCGTTTAATTACGGAGTATGTCAAATGACCACATTCAAAGACTCACAACGCATTAGATCAAAACCAGTGGCGCGTTCTAGCGTGCCATTGAAGCATAGACAAGGTGTTAGCAAAGGCGAAGCAATGCTTTGCCGTCAGCTAGATGTGATGAAAATCGCTTATGAGCAGGAGTTTAGATTCCATCCTGAGCGTAGATGGAAGGCAGACTTTCGAATTGAAGGTTATCCAATCCTAGTTGAAGTCGAAGGCGGTGCATT